ATATAGGCAAGATGATAAGTGGAAAGCGTTATGCGAAAAGTATAAGCTCTCAGACTTACCTTATGACTATAAAGAAGAGCCTAAGCGTGATAACAAAAAAGAGCTTCAGCAGATTATCTTGAAAACCGTTAAAGATAATAAGCTCAAGAAAAAGCCGTTATTGGCTTTTTTACGTTCTAATAATCCTGAGCTTAACGGCTCGGCGATTAATAGACAACTTAACAATCTACTCAAATGTAGAGCTTTAGATATAGACACTAAGTTCAAGACGAAGCGGTACGTTATTATGGGTGCGTACTTTAGCTCACATTACATTAAGTAGAGACTGGGGACGAAGGCGTGAGATTAACACAGACAATCACGCCTTTGTCTTTTTTAAACTAAACAAACAAAGGAGCAATTATGAAACTTAGACAAGTATATGACAAGCAAGACTGGGAGAAATGTCAGTCTCAAAGAGCGTTGAGTGTCATTAAAATAGTTGGTGACATTGAACCTAAAAAGATAACAGACAAGGATATAGAAAAAGTTAATATGACGTTAAAAGCTAGAGGCTTGAGCGGAGCAACTATTAACAGGTATCTAGCGTCTTTATCTAAGCTGTTAAAGTATGCTCATAAGCGTTATGACATATTTGGTATGGAGCGTATGCCTTATATCGAATGGCACAAAGAGAGCAAAGGTAGAATAAGGTATCTGACTAAAGAGGAAGAGGCTAAAATGATTAAGCTGTTAAAGGACTCAGAATATTTGAGCCTTTATCTTTTTCTTATGGATACTGGAATGAGGTTGAGCGAAGCACTTTCATTTACTAAAGATGATATTCAGGAGCTTGGCGACAAAACCTATATAACTTTATATGGGACTAAGAATGGAGATACTAGGAGCGTTCCATTAACGGATAGAGCTAAGAGACTGAGCGTTAATACTTTCCAACATTTAGATTATTGGAAAGCTGAGAACACTTGGAAAAAATTGCGTAAAGATATGGGACTAGCAAAGGATAAACAATTTGTTATTCATGCTTTGCGTCATACTTGTGCGTCAAGATTAGCTCAATCAGGTAAAATTGAGTTGCATATAATAAAACAATTATTAGGTCATAGAAGCTATAATACGACTTTAAGATATAGCCATTTTAAACCTACTAATTTATTAGGAGCGGTGGATATTTTAAACAGCATGGAATAAAGTACCCATTATAGATTAACCACAAACATTACATAAGGAGTGTTAATAATGACAAAACTATTAGAGATAATGCCTACTTTCCCTGACCAGAACCAGAATGAAAAAGACATGGCTGAGTTAGGAAAGCAAAGAACCAATAAACGAAGAGTGTCTCACGTTGAGCGTGAGGAAGAGTCAGTAACGAGCTACGGCAAAGTTATGGTCGCCAATACGATTAGACCATTAGCAAACAAGATAAAAGAATACTTAGAACAATGTGCGGAGAAATCTAAAACCGCAGGGCAACCGCCAGTAGCTTTCATGCACCTATCAGGAGTAGACCCTGAAATATCTGCCCTAATTACAGCCAAACATATCATAAATACAATCACACAATACAAACCACTTACCGCTACTTGTATTAGCTTAGGTGGTAAGATTGAAACTGAGGAGCAACTTAAAAACTTTCAGTATCTAAACCCTGAGCTGTATGAAGTAGTTAAAATGGACTTGGACAAGAGGTCTTGGAACTACGCTTACAAAAGACGTAAGCTAAGAGAGACAGCTAAAAGAGGAGAGGTGGCTTGGGCTGAGTGGACAACACCACAAAAGCTACATGTTGGTATTCGATTAGTTGAGATGATGATTGAAGCGACAGGTCTAATTGAAATTGGAACTGAAACTATTAATCGTAAGAAGACTAAGATTATCAAGCAGACTCAGAAAACTAGAGAGTGGATACAAAATAGGAATAGCTTTAATGAGCTTTTAAATCCTGAGTATCTGCCTTGTGTCATGCCGCCGAAACAATGGACTGGTGTAAGTGGTGGTGGATACTGGACTAAGGAGCTACCTGAGTTAGACCTAGTAAAACAAAGAAACAAAAAGTTTAAGGTTGAGCTTGAAAACTTTAAAATGCCTGAAGTTTATAATGCAGTTAATGTTATGCAGAATACAGCTTTTAAAGTTAATCATTATATACTCGGTGTTATGCAAGAAGCATGGGACAAAGGTTTAGCTTTAGGTGGTATGCCGCCAAATGAAAATTTGGATATACCTAACAAGCCACATGACATTGATACAAACAGAGACGCTAGAAGAGAGTGGAAGAAAAAAGCTGTTATAGCTCATACTGAAAATGCTCGTATGTTTTCTAAGCGTTTACTTTATGCAAAGATACTTTGGGAAGCAGAGAAATTAAAAGCATACAAAACAATCTACTTTCCATTACAATTAGATTTCAGAGGACGAGCTTATTGTGTCCCTGCATTTCTAAACTATCAGAGCATAAGTGGAGCTAAAGCTCTCTTGCAATTCTCTTATGGTAAAGCAATCACTGAAGAGAATAAGGGAGACTTTTGGTTAGCCGTACATGGAGCTAACATGTGGGGTAAAGACAAACAATCATTACAAGACAGAGTTAAGTGGGTTAAAGACAATGAAGAGATGTTGTTTAAATGTGCAGATGACCCATTTACAAATAGACAATGGGAAGAAGCCTCGTCTCCATTCCAAGCGTTAGCTTTTTGTGAGGAGTGGTGGCAGTTTAAACAGCAGGGCTATGGCTTTGTGTCTTCATTGCCAGTATCTATTGACGGCTCTTGTAATGGTCTTCAACTTTATTCTTTAATGTTGAAAGACAAAGAAGCAGGGAAGCTAGTTAATTGTGTGCCTTCAGATACACCGCAAGACATTTATCAATTAGTTGCAGACTCAGTTAATGAGAAACTAAAAGAGCATGTCAAAGAAGGAAGACCGTATGCTGAGGCTTGGTTAAACTATGGAGTTAAACGTAGTACAACAAAGCGTAGCATTATGACTATCTGTTATGGTTCAACTAGATATTCATGTACTGACTTTGTAGTTGAGGACTTAACTAAACGTAAAGACAAAGGAGAGAAGCACCCATTCGTAGATGATGTGTTTAGACCTGCAAGTTATTTAGCAGGTGTCATTTGGGATAGCATTGGAAACAATTTAAAAAGTGCTAGACTAGGAATGGACTATCTACAAACGATAGCTCGTTTAGTAGCTAAAGAACAACTACCGATACACTGGATAACACCGATAGGATTTCCAGTTTATCAAAGTTATCCTGAAATGAAGTCTAAGAGAGTGAAAGCAATGTTAATGGGAGAAGTTATTAAACCTCGTATTAACACTGAGACTGATAAAACTGACAAGTTAAGAATGAGTAATGGTATTGCTCCTAACGTGGTTCACTCAGTCGACTCAGCCGCAATGATGAAAACTGTAAACATTGCATTTTCAAAAGGAATAAAAAACTTTTGTAATGTGCATGACAGCTTTGGGACAACTGCGGCAGACGTAGAAACTTTAAGTGAAAGTTTGAAAGAAGCATTTATAGAAATCTTTACTAAGCATGATGTCTTAAAAGATTTTAGAGATGATGTCTTTCATCAATTACCTGAGTCTTTACGTTCTAAACTACCTGAAGTACCTGAAAAAGGTGACTTAGACATTGAGCAATTAAAAGATTGTGATTTCTTCTTTGCTTAATAAAACAATAAAGTACCCATAATAGACAGTAAAGGACGAACATGGATATAGAAAAACACTACCAACAATTTGATTATCCCTGCCCTATTGACGTAGCGGCGGCGGCTATTGAGAAGGGTTGGATTATTGAAAGACCAATAGAGGAGAACGAAGATGAAGAACAATAATGTGAAGATAGTGTCACCTGTGGGTGTCAGTCAATACGCTTGGCTAACACAACCAGATACAAGGTTTGATAGTGACGGTCATTATAAGACCAACCTTATTATCAAAGCTGAAGACGCAAAATCTCTTATCAAAAGTATTGATGATGAGATGAAGCAAAGTCTTACTCTTGCTAAAGAGAAGGCTAAGGGAAAAAAAGTTAAGGAAGGAAACCCACCTTATGAAATGGAGACAGATGATGACGGTCAGGAAACTGGCAATGTTATATTTAAGTTCAAGACGAAAGCTCAAATTATTTCTAAGGACGGTAAAGTTATTCCGAACAGAGTAGCTCTCTTTGATAGTAAAGGGAAGCCAATGACAGATGTTAATGTCTGGTCAGGTTCAGAAATGAAATGCTCTGCTGAACTTATTAAATACTACACAGCAATCGCAGGTGCAGGTGTATCGCTAAGACTAAGGGCAGTACAAATTACTAAACTTGTTGAAGGTGGTGCAGGTAATGCCAAAGGATACGGCTTCGCTGAAGAAGACGGATACGAATACGAGGAGAAAGCTGATGTGGTACAGGAAGAGACTGAGAAACAAGAAACTGACTTCTAATCAAGTTGGTTTAGTTCATGGATTTCGGTCTGGTCTTGAAGAACAGATAGCTACAGAGCTAAGAGGTCTGCGTGTGCAGTATGAGTTTGAAGAAACAAAATTAAAGTATGTTAAACCTACTAAGACTCATACTTACACACCAGATTTCTATTTACCAAAACAAAAAATATATATTGAGACTAAGGGATTGTTTACTTCTGCTGATAGGCAAAAGATGAAACTAATAAAAGAACAACACCCTGACACAGATATAAGATTTATATTTAGTAATTCAAAATCAAGAATCAGTAAAAAATCTAAAACTACTTACGCCATGTGGGCTGATAAGTATGGTTTTAAATGGGCTGATAAACATATACCGAAGGAATGGTTAAATGAGTAATGAAAGAGAAGAAACAAGATACATAATAGTACATGCTTCCGATACTCTTCCTTCAGAAAATTTAAACGTAGAAGATATTAAAGCTCAAGACCGTAAAGAAGGTTGGCTGTCTTGTCGTTTCCATAAAGTAATTACCAGAGACGGTGAAGTACAAGACGGAAGAGATATTAAGATAGCAGGAGCTCACATAGAGAATAGCGAAAAAGTTTCAAACACCAACAGTATAGGCATTTGTTTAGTTGGTGGGAAAGATACGAATAACAAGCCTGATTGCAACTACACTTTAAAACAATACATAGCTTTAAAAGAGCTTGTATCTGATTTAAAAAAGGAGTACAAGAAGGCGGTTATCGTAGGTCACAGAGATGTGGCTGACGTCCTGTCTCCACACTTCAACATAAAGGAGTTGTTGAGATAGTTTTGTTTGTACCCTGCCAGTAGAAATACTGGTGGGGTTTTTATTTCCCAAAATATTTTAACAAAAAAATTTAGAGAGATTATGGAAAGTGAATTTTTATATCACACGTCTTGCGAGAACTGCGGTTCTAGTGACGCCAACTCTGTCTATGATGACGGACATGCCTATTGTTTTTCATGCGGCACAACAACGAGAGGAAATGCTTTGACAACAAATGAATTTGTACCAACTAACTCTGACTTTGTTCAAGGTCAGATAACACCACTTACTTCAAGAGGTTTAGACACTGCTACATTACAGAAGTTTAATTATCAAACAGGTAAGCACAATGGTAAGCCAGTACAAATTGCAAACTATTATAATAAAGACAGACAATTAGTTGCACAAAAATTAAGACACGCTGACAAAACATTTCAATGGATAGGTGAAGCCAAAGACTCAGGTTTATTTGGTCAGCATTTATGGCGTGACAAAGGGAAGATGTTGATAATCTGTGAAGGAGAAATTGACGCCTTATCAATTAGTAAAATTAATCAGAATAAATTTCCAGTAGTAAGTATTAAGTCAGGAGCACAAGGTGCTAAGAAAGATATACAGCGAGAGCTTGAATGGATTGAAGGCTTTGAGTCTGTTGTCTTTATGTTTGACCAAGACGAACAAGGTAAAGCAGGTGCATTAGCATGTGCTAAATTACTAACACCTAACAAAGCAAAGATTTGTACTTTACCTATGAAGGACGCTAACGAAATGTTAGTTGCAGGTAAGGTAAAAGAATTAGTAGATTGTATATGGTCTAGTAAATCATACAGACCTGACGGAATAGTATTAGGCTCAGACCTATGGGAAGAAGTAAGAGTAGAAGATGAATATGTAAGTGTTGATTATCCATTTGCATGTATGAATGTTAAGACACATGGTCTTCGTAAAGGTGAACTTGTTACGATAGCCGCAGGGTCAGGTGTAGGTAAGAGTTCTTTCTGCCGACACATAGCATTAGATTTATTAAATAAAGATTTTAAGGTTGGCTACATTGCATTGGAAGAGAGTGTTAAAAGAACTGCTCTTGGTATTATGGGTGTAGCGTTAAAGAAACCATTACACTTAACAAGAGAGGGAATAGAT